AGTTGGCCGTCCCGGCCACCATCGGCTTTTCCAAGTCGGTGCCCTTCACGCTGAACGCGCTGGAACTGCGTGATGCGCTGCAAGAGGGTCGTCTGGGCGATGCCGCCAAGCAAAAGCTTGCTTCGGACATCAATGTTGCCGTTATGAACGTTGCTGCCAACCAAGGCACTCTGGTTGTCAAGCGCACCGCCGCCGCTTCGGGCTTTGACGACGTTGCTCAGTGCGACGCCATCATGAACGAGCAGGGCGTCCCCTCGTATGATCGGTATCTGGCTCTGTCCACCCGTGACTACAACGGCATGGCGTCGAACCTGCAGGGTCTGTCGCGCTCCTTCGGTAACCGTAAGAGCGACAACGCCTTTGAGCGTGCTTATGTCGGCATGGTCGCTTCGTTTGATACCTTCAAACTCGACTACGCCAACCGTAAAGCGGCTGCCGCTGGCACTGGTATCACCATCTCGACCCTGACTGCTGCCAACAACTACTACACCCCTCGTGCTACCAGCACCTCGGTGGGTGGTCAGATCAACGTCGATAACCGCTACCAGACCGTGACTGTTTCCAGCACCACTAACGTGGCCGCTGGCGATGCCTTCACCATCTCTGGTGTGAACGCTGTGCATCACATCACCAAGAGTGACACTGGCCTGCTGAAAACCTTCCGGGTGATCAGCGTGACCAACGCCACCACGATGGTGATCTCGCCCCCGATCATCTCCGATCAGGGCGCGACCGATGCCGAGGCTCAGTACCAGAACGTGATCGTTACCCCGTCCGCAACCGCGAACATCGTGTTCCTGAACACGGTTTCCGCGTATGTGAACCCGTTCTGGCAGAAAGACTCCATCGAGATCCTGCCCGGTCGTTATGCTGTTCCTGCTGACGCTGGCGTGGCTGTGATGCGTGCTGCTACTGATCAGGGTATCGAACTGGTCATGCAGAAGTTCTACGACATCAACACCATGACCACCAAGTATCGTCTCGATACGCTGTACGGTGTTGTGAACAAGCAGCCCGAGATGAGCGGCGTGATTCTTTTCAGCCAAACCTAAGCTGATTTGATGTAGTACCGGGGCCAGAGGAAACTCTGGCCCTGTTTACAGGAGTATGTGATGCCTCTGAAAAAGGGTTACTCCAAAAAGACCATCTCCGGAAACATCGGTATGGAGATGAAGAAGGGTATGCCGCAGAAGCAAGCAATCGCGGTGGCCTTGAACACTGCTCGCACTTCTGCAATGAAGGCTGGCAAACCCGGCAAGGCTCCCAAGAAGAAATGAAAGCTGGTCTGTACGCCAATGTCAACGCCAAACGCGCCCGTATCAAAGCAGGGTCTGGCGAGAAGATGCGTAAACCCGGATCACCCGGTGCGCCTACCAACAAGGCGTTCAAAGAGTCTGCCAAGACTGCGAAGAAGAAATGAGTATTGAGTTTCCAACCCTCGTCTACCGTTCTCCTGGGCCGCACTTCGGCCCCCGTGGCTCGACGTACAACTGCGTCGGAGTTGCTAACGAGGACGAACTCGTACTGCGTCTCATCGAGGGGTGGTGTACGACTCTCGATGAGGCTGTAGACGGCAAGCCTGCGGAGCCGCCAGCGCCTGTTGACAACGCGCCGCCGAGCCGTGCCGAAATGGAAGAAAAGGCGCGAGAACTCAAAATCAAGTTTGACGGCAGGACAACTGATCGTAAACTGTTGTCGTTGATCGACGCCGCCTTGAAAGGCTGACCATGAGTTACAGCAAGCGACAGTTTATCGAAGCCGCACTTGAAGAAATTGGGCTTGCTTCTTATGTGTTCGACCTGCAGCCCCAACAGCTTCAGTCTGCCATGCGTCGCTTGGACACCATGATGGCCGAGTGGAACGCCAAAGGCATCCGACTGTCTTACCCGCTGCCGGGTAGCCCGCAGGACAGTGATCTTGATGAAGTGACCACGGTTCCTGATAGCGCCAATGAGGCGATTATCACGAATCTTGGCATCCGGCTGGCTCCCAGTTACGGCAAGCAGGTATCCGTCAATACCATGGTTGCTGCCAAAAACGCTTACAACACGCTGCTCTCCCGTGCGACAATACCAAACGAGATGCAGTTTCCCGGTTCGCTGCCTTCTGGCGCTGGCAACAAGCCGTGGCGTACCTACGACGACCCGTATCTGCGACCGCCGTATGACCCTGTAGATTCGGGGCCGGACGGGGTGCTGGAGTACAACTGACATGCCTACGATCAATCAACTGCCGACTCTTTCGACTGTTTCGTCTGGCGATCAGTTGCCGGTTTACAACAGCAACAATGGCGACGCTCGCAAGATGTCGATTGGCTCGCTGCTGACGTTTTTTCAGCAGACGTTTGCCTCACCAACGATGTCGGTGCAGTACGCTACTCCCGGCACCGGGTTCAACGTCACTGTTGCGACCAACAGCACGCAGGCATGGCTCCTGCTGCAGCCTGCTGGCACGCTTGCTAGCGGAACTGTGACGCTGCCGCTAAATACCGGCATCCTTGACGGTCAGGAAGTGCTGGTGACGACGACTCAGCAGATCACCTCGTTCACGCTGGGCCTTAACGGCGCTGCTGCTGCGTTTGGTGATCCGACGACACTGGCCGCTGAGGACTTCTTCCGTATGCGGTACTACTCCGCGACTAACTCTTGGTATCGCATCGCGTAGGAATCTAAAGATGGCTATTCAAGCACCGTTTCAGGCACAACGAGGTGCCAATCAGGTTGTCACTCCAGGCGCTGCTTCGGCGTCCGTGACTGTTTCGATCTTCCCCAAGTCGATCCGACTGGTGAACAGTGGCGCGAACATCTGCCACGTTCGCGTTGGCGAGGGCGCTCAGACGGCCACGACCGCCGACACGCCCGTGCTGCCCAACAGCGAACTGATCCTGCATCGTCGGGAAGGCGAGACGACCGTAGCCTACATCTCCGCTGCGGGCACCACGCTGCACATCCAAACGGGTGAGGGTGGTATCTGATGGCTAAAACCCCTGCTTGGCAGCGCAAAGAAGGTCAGTCTCCGACTGGCGGACTTAACGCCAAAGGGCGAGCATCTGCTAAGGCTCAGGGGATGAATCTGAAGGCTCCGGTCAAGTCGGGCGACAACCCGAGACGCGCTAGTTTTCTAGCCCGAATGGGTAATATGCCGGGGCCGGAATACAAAGACGGCGAGCCTACTCGGCTTCTTTTGTCGTTAAAAGCGTGGGGAGCGTCAAGCAAAGCCGACGCCAAGGCTAAAGCAAAGGCTATTTCTACGCGAAATAAAGCGAAGAAGTAAGTCATGCAAATCCCCATCGTCAGCGGCATCTACACTGACCAAGGCCCAGACCTTCGCAGCAGCTACCCTGTGAACATGGTGCCTGTACCCAAGGTGCAGGGCATCAGTTCGGGCTATCTGCGACCTGGTGACGGGCTGGTCGAGCAGGCTACCGGGCCTGGTGTGGATCGGGGCGGCATCCTTTGGAATGGGGTGCTGTACCGCGTCATGGGCAGCAAACTCGTCAGCATCTCTGACGCTGGTGTTATCACCATTCTGGGTGATGTGGGTGGCACAACCGAGTTAGTCGTATTTGACTACTCCTTCGACCGGCTGGCTGTCTGCTCCGTAGGCAACTTCTTTTACTGGTCGCCTACGCTCGGGCTGGTTCAGGTCACCGATCCCGACCTCGGCACAGTCCTAGACTTTGCGTGGGTCGATGGGTACTTCATGACCACGGACGGCACCTACCTTGTCGTCACCGAGTTGAGCGACCCGCTGCAGGTCAACCCGATCAAGTACGGATCGTCTGATGCTGACCCAGACCCCATTGTTGCGATCCTGAAACTCCGCAACGAAATCTACGCCATCAACCGCAACACCATCGAGGTGTTCGACAACGCTGGCGGCAGTCTCTTTCCGTTTGAGCGCATCGAGGGTGCCCAGATCCAGAAGGGTGCCGTCGGCACTCAAGCCTGCTGCGTGTACCAAGAAACTATCGCGTTCCTTGGCTCTGGCCGCAACGCAGCCCCCGCGATCTACATCGGCGCTAATGCCATGGCGACCAAGCTCAGTACGCAAGAGGTCGATGAGATTCTCTCAACGTACACAGACGCTCAACTGGCGCAGGTCAAGCTGGAGGCTCGTAACCTCAAGGCGCAGCAGTTGCTGTACGTCCATCTGCCGGATCGCACCCTAGTCTACGACGCAGCATCAAGTCAGGCGCTGCAGCAGCAGGTCTGGTTCGTCATGACCAGCAGCATCGTTGACTTCGCGCAGTACCGAGCCCGCAACTTCGTCTGGGCCTACGACAAGTGGATGGTGGGCGATCCCACTAGCACTAAAATCGGCTATTGCGTTGACACGATTGCGACGCACTGGGGTGAGACTGTGCGCTGGGAGTTCGGCACCACCATCGTGTACAACGAGGGTAAGGGTGCGCTCTTCCATCAGCTTGAACTCGTCGCACTGACAGGCCGGGTTGCTCTGGGCACGAACCCGTGGATCAGCACCTCGTACTCATACGACGGGCAGGCGTGGAGCCAAGATCGAGCGATTCAGATTGGCTCGACTGGGCAGACACAGAAGCGCCTCGTTTGGTTTCAGCAGGGCAACATGCGCCACTGGCGCGTTCAGCGGTTCCGTGGAGACAGTCAGGCGCACTTGTCGTTCGTGCGGCTTGAGGCGCAGATTGAACCGCTAAACTACTGATCATGGCAACCAAGCTCAAACTCACGCGGGATCAACTTGCGTCGTTCCTGCAGGATCACGAGCAGGTCAAGCAGTTTGAGAAACTGTTTTCGGATGTCAAGCAGCTTGAGCCGACCACGCTCAACGACATCACGCTGACAGCGAGCAATGCAGATCAGAAGGCCGTTGAGGCGGTAGATGCTGTCGCCGTGCTGGCCCGCGATGTGGCGTTTCAAGCCGAGAGTAAGGCGCAGCAAGCCCTCGATGCGCTCTCGCAACTGAGCAACATGGTGGAGTTGCTCGCCACTGCGCCGCCTGAGCGTGAGTACAAGCGCTCTCGCTATGGATCGTTCTACGACACGAACACGCAGACCGCTGCCGCCATCAACACCGCAACTGAGATCACATTCAATACGACCGACCTGTCGTCTGGTGTGTTTCTTGCCACCACGTCGCGTATCACTGTGGATACGGACGGTATCTACAACCTGCAGTTGTCTGTGCAGCTTGACAAGACCACGGGCGGCACGGCTGAGTTTTTCATCTGGTTCCGCAAGAACGGCGTTGATGTCACCGACTCGGCAAGTCAAGTTAGGATTCAGGGCAACGATTCTGAAATCTTCACGGCGCTGAACTTCTTCTTCAGTTTGAAGGCCGGTGACTACGTTGAAATCATGTTCTCGGTGACGGATACTTCGGTGCAATTGCTTGCTGTGCCCGCTGCTACACCGCATCCGGGCATTCCGTCCATTATCGTCACGGTATCCAACAACATTCAGGGGTTCCAATGACCGTCACCGTAAAATTACTCGTTCCTCCCAAGCAGATGGAGGCTACGCAGACCACGCAGTACACCGCTACGAATGCCAAGGCCATCATCGACAAGGCCACGGTGACCAACACGGACACGGTGAACCGCACGTTCAGCGTCAACCTCGTGACCTCTGGTGGCTCTGCTGGCAACTCCAACTTGGTCATTGACGAGCGAACTGTAGTACCTGGTGAAACATATCTGTGCCAGGAACTCGTCGGTCAGGTGCTTGAGGCCAGCGGGTTTATCTCGACCATTGCCAGCGCGGCCACTTCGCTCACGATTCGTGTGTCTGGGCGCGAGATTACTTGACGCATACGCCCGATGCGGCATAATGCGGATAACTGAGCGCCGGGGCTTTCCAGTGGCCCAAACTCGTCCATTTGGATAGCCCCCGTGAGCGACGAACACTGGCTGCGCCAGAATCTTCAACAAGTGTTTGATCTCCCAGCGCCAGCTATTGATTGGCTGTTGATGCTGTGGAACGCCATTCAGGTTTTCGATGATGTGGCTGATGGTGATGCCGTCAAGCCTGCCGACCTGAACGCTGCGATATGGCAAACACTGGTCGCCATGCCCGCTAATCCATTCTTCATGCAGCACTCGGCAACGATGCTGCCTGTTGTCGCGTCCATGATTCTCAAGTGGCATGGTGCGAACGAGGCCGAGCGGTGCCAGCAACACGATGCCAAGTCATTTGTGTGGCGGGCGGGGTTCTACGATGTGGTTCTGATGGTCGTGCAGTGCTGCAAAGGCAATGAGTTTGCGACCGAATATGCAGCCAAAGTCATGCGCCTATATGGTGAAGGCTTCGACCAGTACATGAAGGAATTTCAAGATGCCTAGTCCAGTAACTGCTTTAGTTGGTGGCGCATCAGCGCTTCTTTCGTCCAGATCTCAGCGTAAAGCCGCCCAGTCTGCTGCTGATGCACAGACTCAAGCTGCTCAGATGGGCATCGACGAGCAGCGGCGTCAGTTCGATGCAATGCAGCAACTGCTTTCTCCCTATGTGCAAGGTGGAGCTACAGCGTTCCAAGCGCAGCAGAACCTGCTCGGTTTAGGCGCACCCGGTACGCAGGAAGCAGCAATCCAAGCGCTTGAGATGTCGCCGCAATTTCAGGCTTTGGCTCGTCAGGGTGAAGAGGCGCTCCGGCAGCGTGCATCTGCAACGGGTGGCCTGCGTGGAGGTAATCTTCAAGGCGCACTGGCTCAGTTCCGTCCAGCGATGCTGCAGCAGCAGATCCAGCAGCAGTTCGCCAACCTCGGCGGTCTAGCCCAGTATGGTCAGGCGTCCGCTGTTCGCACTGGAGCAGGCGCACAAGCTGCTGGCACAAACATCGGCAATCTGCTCCAGCAGCAGGGTGCGGCGCAGGCTGGTGGTGCTTTGGGCGCTGGCGCGGCACAGGCTCAGTTGTTCGGACTTCCTGCTCAATTCGCTGGGCTTCAGATCGCGCGTGGTGGTGGATCACTGTTCGGTGGCCAGCAGGCTCCTGCTCCGATTATGGCCGCTTCGTCTGGCATGCCGGGTATGTACGGTCAAGTGAACCCGGGTTCTGGCGAATACTTCGGCTCGCTTGAGTTTTAAGGAACGATCATGGTCGCACCACTCAACTACACGCTGAACGTCGCTTCGCCTTTTGAGCAGGCTGTGCAGGGTCTGAAGCTTGGGGCTACTATTGCTGACATTGAAGCGCAGCGCAATCAGGCTCAACTGAAGGCGCAGCAACAGCAAACTGCAATTGCTGAACAGCAGCGTTTTTTCGGTCTTGAAAACCCGACGGTGCAGGATTTGATGCGCTACTCGGCGTTTATTGCGCCAGAGCAAGCCAATGCTATGCGGCAGCAGTTTGAGTTGATGGGCAAGGAGCGATCTCAAGCAAGTTTGACCAGAGCGCAGCAAGTGCTATCTGCCGTTGATGCAGGTAACAATCAAGTCGCATCCGATTTAATCCGTCAATACGCTGAGACCACGACCAATCCGCAGGAAAAGCAGTCATATACAACGGCTCTGCAAGTTCTTGAGACTGATCCTGCTGCCGCCTTTAAGATCATTGGAGGTGCTGTTGCTGCGGCTCCAGGCGGGAAAGAATTGGTTGAGACGCTTGCTAAAGCGGCGGAGACGAGACGTCAAGAGGCATTGTTTGGGCCTGGATTAAGAAAGGCAAACGCCGAAGCTGATACCGCAACAGAAGCTGCAAAACAAGCAGGCGTTGCTACCGAATTTGCTAGGCCGCTGGCTATTGCTGGTTTGAGCAGCGCACAGTCAAGAGCCATCAAAGACGCCAGTGATGCAAGATTTGCTGATCAATTGAATCAGGCAAACCTTAACGAAAAAAATTGGAACGTCAGAAATCTGCAAAGCCAGATCAGCGACAGAAGTTCCCGTCTCGGGCTGGATGCTCAAAACATTCAATCTCAGATCGCAGAACGTCTTGCAAACATCTCTGACAAGCTGACTTCCATCCCCGCTGGCTCTCAGAAACTGGTCAATGATGCTGCTGTTGTTGCGGCTGCTTCAAAGCAACAAGCAGGGCAACTCAATGCCTTGGCCACGAACCTTGAAAAGCTTGGTGGTGGTTATGGTGCGTTCTCAAGCGCGAAAGAGTTTCTTGCCAGAAATACTGGACAACAAGACTACTCAACGCAATTACGCCAAGAATACGTTAGGCTTAGGAACAGTTCTGCAATTCAGTCGCTCCCTCCGGGGCCTGCAACTGATCGAGACATCGAATTGGCATTGAAGGGATTCCCTCCTGAAACTGCTGATGCACGATACATCGCATCGTTCCTGCGCGGCATGGCAAAGATGCAAGATATCAATGCCGGTGTTGAAGGTGCGAAAGTTGACTGGCTAGCAGGTAACAAAGGCGTATTGACGCGAGCCAATCAGAACTTCATGGCTGGAGACTACACTGTCAGGGCTGGTGAGACGTTTGCTGATTTTTCAAAGCGTGTTGGTGAAGATGTATCCAAGCGCTACCGTGGCCGCACTGATGAGTTGGTTTCGCAGATCCCAGGCCAAGGCGCTCCGATTCCTGCACAGCCTGCTAGGGCTGCTGCTGCTACTGATGTCATGAGCCAAGCTGATGCCATCCTTCGCGGAGGTCAGCGCTAATGGCTACCGCTGCTGAATACGCCGCTTGGATCGTCCAGAACAAGGCCAAGCAAGGCACGCCTGAGTTCAACACGGTTGCTCAGGCGTATGAGATGGCCAAATCTCAGGAGAATATGGCTGAACAAGCCGCTGCAGCCCCTCCTGTAACGCCTGAACCTAGCGTCGGTCAGAGGATCGGCGGCGCGATTGAGACTGGAGCCACGCTTGTCACAGGAGCTACTGGAGGCTTGCTTGGTGGCTTGCTTGGCGGCGGACGCCAGATTGCCAGCGACATTCTGTCTGGTCGATTTGGCACTGAGCAGTCCAATCAAATGATTCAAGCGGCTGCTGGAGAAGGCGCTCGTGCGTTGACGTATGAGCCGCGCAGTGCAACGGCCAGAGATATGGCTGCTGCCACTGGTCGCTTCTTGCAGACTTTGCCTCCGTATGTGCCGGTTATCGGCCCTGCTGGTGCGATCGCTGCAGGCGTATCTCAGGCAAGGCCGGCGGTGTCTATGGCAGCCCGCGAAGCTGGTGCAACGATGGCTGCTCCAATTCAGCGAGCAGCGCAGACGGTTGGCCTTGGTGGTGAAGGTGGCATTGCAGGCAGGCGAGCGCCCGCTGGTGGTTCTGTAGGTGCTGCGGCTACGCCTGTTGAGATCCAGCGCGTTGAGACGGCTGCAAACTTGCCTGTGCCGATGACTGGGCCTAGTGCATTGACTGCCGGTCAGCGCACGCGAGACTACGAGCAACTGCAGTTTGAGAAAGAGACTGCA